CTACACGGCGCACGGCACCGTCAACACTTGGAGCACCCGCACCATCTCGATCGCGGGCGCCGACGGCGCCGACGCACTGCTGCTCGCCAAGGCCATCAACGGCGGCCAGATCGTCAGTCTGACCAGCGTCACCGCCGGTCAGACGCTCTCGCTGCTGGGCCTGACTTTCACGGCGCACTCCAGCACCACCACGGCGGCCAACCGCGAGTTCTCCATCGCCGGTGCCGACGCCGCAGACGCGACTGAGCTCGCGAGCGTCCTGAACGACGCCACCTACGGCATCGTGCCGCTGGGCTACATCGCCACGGCTGGCGGCGCCAATCAGGTGCTCATCCAGCCGATGACGCTCTATCCGACGCCGACCTACCCGACGCCGACCATCACGCCGAGTGCCGGCACGATGGTCGTCTCCACCCTGGCTCCGCTGCCGAACTGCACGGCCACCGTCTCCTCGGCCACCGTCACGGTGCGCTCGAGCGAGGTCATCTCGGCCGTCACCGGCACCGCCTCTGGCTCGACCGTCACGGTCGGCCACTCGGCCACCAGCGTGCGCGAGATCTCCGCTGGCGACGCCGTCTACTGGACGAGTCCCAGCACCCTGAACTGCAAGGCCGAGACGGGCACCGCGTTCTTCGGGCGCGTCGCCAGTTCGCAGGCCATGCCGGTCAGCGACCGCAAGTTCACGATGGCCTCCGTCACGAACGGCCAGACCATCGTGATCAACGGGATCGTCTTCACGGCGCACACGAACACCACCACCAAGAGCACGCGCAACTTCAGCATCGCCGGCACCGACACTCAGGACGCCGACGAGCTCTGCTCCATCATCAACGATCCGATCTACGGGTTGACCGGCTTCACCGCGACCAACTCGACAGGAACCATCACCCTCGCCTACAGCGGCGACATTGCCATCACCGGCACCGCGCGCGTCGCCGGTACGGTGACCACGGCACCCGGCAGCCGCAAGGTGCGGGTCAAGCTCGGCTACTGAGCCAGAAGGAGAAAGCAAATGCCAGATGAGGTCATCACCAAGATCGAAGAGACGCAGGAAGTGGCATCGACCGATGCCGACCTTCTGAGCGTCCTCGGTCGCGAGAGCGGCTTCGCGAAGAAGCGTTATTCGCCGGCCGTCCTCTCTGCCTTCATGGAGACGCTCGACCGCGCCTCGCAGGGCAGCAACCTCGCCTACTACCAGTTGAAGGAGGCGATGGTCACCGCGGACTTCCCGTACCTGTTCGGTGACGTGCTCGATCGCTCCCTCATGGCCGCGTGGGGCACCACGATGCCGGCGTGGCAGGAGTACATCGACCAGGGCACGGTGCGCGACTTCCGTCAGGCCAAGATGCTCGGCATCGAAGGCATGGGCGCCGTGCTGGACGCGGTCGGGGAGCGCGCTGAGTATCCCGAGCGTGGCCCGGTCGAGGAGACGCCGATCACGCGTCAGGTCAGCAAGTACGGCGGCCGGTTCGGAATCAGCTTCGAGGCCATGATCAACGACGATTTGGGGGCTCTCAGGTCGTTGCCACAGAAGCTGGTCGAGGCCGCGCGCCGTACCGAGGCTCTGGCCGCCAGCAAGATGTACGTCGGCACCGCGAGCGCCGGCTTCAACACGGCTCTCTACTCCGACTCGTTCGACAACATCGTGAACACCCACGCCGGCGCCTCGAGCAACAACCCTGCTCTCTCGCTCGCCGGCCTGGCCCAGGCGTTCCTCGTCATGGCCGGCCACAAGGATGTGGACGGGTTCCCGATCGTCGTGGACGCCGTCACCCTCGTGGTCCCGCCGGCCCTCAAGGTCACGGCCAACAACATCATCAACGCCACCGAGATCAACATCGCGACCGGCGGCGGCAACACCTCCGGTCAGGATCAGCTTCGCGTCGCCAACTGGATGCGGAACAACCTGAACGTGGTCGTGGACCCGTACATCTCGATGTGCGCGACCAGCAACGCCTCAACCTGCTGGTTCCTGTTCGCGAGCAAGGGTGCGCCGCGCACGGCCATCCACATGGACTACCTCGTCGGTCACGAGAGTCCTGAGCTCTTCGTCAAGACGCCGAACGCCTCGCGCGTCGGCGGCGGCACCGTTCCTGAGTCGTTCGAGACTGACGCCCAAGACTATAAGGTGCGCCACATCTTCGGCCTGACCCAGATCGCTCCGTACGCCACCGTGGCGTCGAACGGCAGCGGCTCCTGACCATGAGCCGCCATCCGCATGACATCGTCCCGCGTGACGACAAGGACGAGATCCTTGTCGCCATCTTCGACGTGCTTGTGGAGATCCGCGATGCGCTGGTCCCGACACCCATCGTGGTGTCGGGGCCAGTGCCACCGGAGATGCCCATAGGCGCGGGAGCGGTAGAGGCCGCTACGGACTCCGCTCCCGTGCCGCCGGCATCCAAGAAGACTCCCGCCAAGCGCAAGCCGGCCGCCAGGAAGAAGAAGCCCGCATGACTTGGACGTACGATCCGAGCACAGACATCGGCAAGGTGCGCCTCCGCGTATCCGACACTGACACGACGCGCCGCGTCATGGACAACGAGGACTACGAGGCGTTCTTGTCGATGGCTGGCAACTCCATCCCGCTCGCCGCGGCGATGGCGCTCGAGACGATTGCCGCGAACGAGATCCTCTGCCTCAAGGTGATCAACTTGATGGGCGCCATCGTCACTGATGCTGCCTCTGCCGCCAAGCAACTCCTCGCGATGGCGAAGACCCTGCGCGCCGAGGCGGCCAGCGGCATCGACGCTGGTCCCGGCTTCATGTCCATCGAGATGGTGGACGGGCCCGAGATGCGGGCTGAGAAGTTCCGCAAGGTGATGGAGGAGGAGTCGTACTGATGATCCGCACCTCCACCGCCGGTGGCCCGGCTCTGGCCGACGCCCTGGCGGGCTTCTTCAACAGCGAAGTCACCATCCTCCGCTCCACCGCGGCCCAGAACGAGGTCGGGGAGCCGGTGCTGTCATGGGCCGTCGTCCCTGAGCTCGTGGACTTGCCCGCGATGGTAGCCGGCGGCGACGTGTCCATCCGCATGAAGAAGCAGGAGTTCCGCACCTCTCAGGCCGTCTACGAGATGGAGTACCGGCGCGTGCTGTTCAACGCGAGCTACCCGGCCATCCAGCACGAGGATCGCGCCCGCTTCCTCGAGCGCGACTGGGCCATCATCTCCATCACGCAGGACGTGACGAGCACCTTCACCGAGCTCCTCTGTGAGTCGCTCGAGCCGGGAGTGATCTGACCATGCCCGTCACCGTCATCGGAGACGAGGCGCTGGCGGCCAAGTTCAACGCAGCAGCCGCCACACTCCAGGCAGAGAAGGCGTACTGGCTGCACGACGTTGGCATCATCCTCGAAGAGGCCATCGAGGCCAACATCGCCCGGCAGGGCCTCATCGACACCGGCGACCTCATCGACAGCGGCCGGGTCTTCAACCAGACCGCCAACGGCGTCAGCGTCGGGTTCGGCAACATGCTGGGCTACGCCGAGCCGCTCGAGCTCGGGTCCAGAGAACACTGGATCGAGGCCGGCGCCGGCTGGTGGAGCAGCGCGACCATGCTCTCCTTCTACAACGCGAAGCGCGGGGAATGGTTCTACGGGCCCAGAGTCTGGCACCCTGGCAACCGGCCCTACCGCTTCATGTATCACGGCGCGCTCGAGTCCGTCGTGCCGATCGCCTTCTACTTCATGGAGCGCCTGCGCGCCATCTTCGGAGGACTCTGATGGGCTTCCAAGCAGACCTCTACGCGGCGCTCAGTGGCAACGCCGGCCTCACGGCCCTCATCGGGACCAGACTGTATCCGAACGAGGCGCCGCAGGATCCGACGCTGCCTTACATCGTCTACTACGAGTTCGCCACGCCTCGCGAGCAACTCATGAGCAACGCCATCGGCGTCAGCAAGCCGCGCATCCAGTACAGCATCTACGCGGAGTCGTACACCTCGGCTCTGGCCGTGGCAGACGCACTACGCCCTGCCCTCCTCGGGAGCGGCTTCATGGTCGTCCTCGAGGATGAGCGCGGCAGCAACGACATGACGAGCGGCCTCAACCGCCGAGACATCGACGCGAGGATCATCCATGTCGGAGCGTAACGACGCCAAGTTCATCGCTACCCTTGCCGCGGCCCACGCGGCCATCGGCGCACTGCTGGTGGAGTTGACCGAAGAGTCGCCGCCCGCGCCGGTTGCCCCGGTCCCAGCGCCGGCGTCGGGCGGCGGCGTGATCTGCAAACACGAACGTCGCGAAGACCAGCGCACCTTCGGAGTCACCGAAGCGTGGAAGTGCCTGGACTGCGGCTACGAATACCGGAGGTAGAGCATGCCGAAAACCTATCGAGCGACGGTGGGGTTCGCATGCCCTGCCGATGCCGAGTCCCTGAAGAAGTGGAAGGCCGGCAAGAAGGACGAGGCCAAGATCATGGAGGTCAAGAAGGGCGAGAAGGTCGTGCCCTACAACGCCGAGATCGAGAAGTCCTGGCTCCTCAACGACTGCGTCGAGGAGGTGAAGTCGAATGGCTAAGTACGACAGCAGCCAAGTCGGCTTCGCCCTGCTCGGCTCGTACTCGATGCTCGGCGCGACCAGCAAGTTCGATGACGCCGTGACGCTGAAGCTCAACGAGACGTACGCGCTGGGCGAGACGGACGAGTCGTTCTGGTCGAGCGGTGCCAAGCAGACCGAGGTCACCCAGGAGGGATGGTTCGATGACGTGGCCCTCGGCTGGCACAACGCCTTCGTTGACCTCCCGGTGGTCGCCCTGCCGATGACGATCGCGCCGCACGGCAACGTCATCAACCGTCCCGCGTCGCCTGCGGCCGGCACCTCCATCGACATCTACCAGTCGGTCCAGCGCGTCGGCTACACCGTCCAGGTCGCCACCAGCGAGGTCACCAAGATGCAGGCCCGCTACGGCTGCTGGTACGGCAAGAAGGGCGGCAAGCTGGTCGCGCCGCTCGCCACGCGCTCCACCGCCGGCAACACCGACTCCGACGACGCCAAGTGCGCCGTCGCCCAGCCGGCGGGCACCAACGGCGGTGCCGCGGTCCTGCACATCACTGCGCTGACTGGGACGCCGACCAACGTCACCATCACCCTGCGCCACTCGGCCGACGGCACCACCTACTCCGACAAGCAGGCGTTCAGCGCGTTCACGCCCGCCAACGTCGCCGCCGGGATCGCGTCGCAGTACATCACGCTGACCGGCACCATCAACTCGTTCGTGTCGGCCGCTTGGGCCTACTCAGGCGGCACCGCACCAACCGTGACCTTCGCGGTCGGCGTGTACGTCGCACCGTAAGACGCAAAGGAGATCCACATGGCAAAGCACGGCAGTAACGAAGTCGCTTTCGAGATCGACTCGGCAGACGGCGGCTCCCTGACCACCGGCTTCGGCACGAACTACGTCACCAAGATCAGTGACTACGTCGTGAACCGCGAGGCCGTCGAGTCCACGCCGTTCGGCGTCGTGGACGAGCAGTACCTCATCGGCATCATCCGCAAGCGCGAGCCGCTGACCATCGAAGGATGGTACGACGACACCGCCACCAGCGGCCCCGACGAGGTGCTCAACATCGGCCGGCGCACCCACGCCGCCACGCGCTCCGTCGTCCTGACCTTCGCCACCGGCAAGACCGTGAGCGGCGAGGTCTGGATCGAGAAGTACACGAGGACGATGGCAATCGGTGAGTACCACGGCTTCGCCGCGCAGCTCCGCTTCACCGGCACCATCACAGAGGCGTTCTCCTGATCGGAGAACCAGTAGGAAGGGACTGACATGGGACTGCTCAACCAGAAGAAGCGTGTGGATCTCGGCGAGGGTGAGTGGGTGGAGGTTCGCCCGCTCTCCC